ACCCGAGCAGATCAAGAAACGCGCAGATCGAGTCAAAGCTCGTCGCATGATGGAGAAGACGGGTTCAGCTACCAAGGGTGACGGCAAAGATGTGGATCACATCAAACCCATGCGCTCAGGCGGTACGTCAGCAAAGGGCAACCTTCGAATGCGAAGTAAGTCAGCGAACCGATCAGATAATAAATAAACGGAGAAAGCATGGAAATCATCGAGGACAAAGCACTTGTCTTTCGCACCCGCAACCCACAGAAGTATCAGGTAATCCCAAAACACAAAGTCATCGAGCGTATGGATGGCGGCTACGACGTAGCTGTGTATTGGGGTCTTGATGAATGTCGGGTACTGCGTAACCTAGGTGTAAAAAACATTCAATCGCCTATCACTAGGCGATACAACTGGCCGGGTAAATACAAACCCATGGCTCACCAAATTGATACGGCATCTTTCTTAACGCTCAATCGCAAAGCCTTTGTGTTTAGTGAGCCGGGCACTGGCAAGACGCTCTCAGCTTTGTGGGCGGCTGACTACCTGATGGAACGTGGTGAAGTAAAGCGCTGTTTGATACTGTGTCCCTTGTCGATCATGCAGTCTGCGTGGCTTGGCGATCTGAACAACAGCATCATCCATCGCTCTGCCATCGTCGCGCACCATGCGCAGGCTAGTCGCCGTATCGAGATGGTTCAGCAAGATTACAAATTTGTAATCGCCAACTACGATGGGTTGAACCTGATCGCTGACGAGATCAATAACGATGGACGCTTTGACTTAATCATTGTTGACGAGGCTAACGCCTACAAGACCATGACGACCAAGCGTTGGAAGACCCTGAAGTCCATCATCAAGCCCAACACATTCCTGTGGATGATGACGGGTACACCCGCATCACAGTCCCCTGCGGATGCGTATGGCTTGGCCAAGTTGGTTAACCCCGATGGTGTGCCCAAGTTCTTCACTGCGTGGCGCGATCAGGTCATGCACAAGATCACGATGTTTAAGTGGGCGGCTAAACCCAACGCACCAGAATTGGTACATGAAGCCCTGCAACCGGCCATTCGCTTTACCAAAGAGATGTGCCTAGACCTACCGCCTGTGATTACCATGACGCGTGAAGTCCCGTTGACCCCACAGCAAGCCAAGTATTACAACTTGCTCAAGGACAAGATGATGGTGTATGCCGCAGGGGAAACCATCAGTGCAGTGAACGCTGCAGCAGGGGTCTCAAAGCTCTTGCAGATCAGTTGTGGTGCGGCCTACACAGACGACAGGGAAGTTGTGGAGTTCGACTCAGCGCCTCGCCTTGGTGTGCTTGAGGAAATCTTGGAGGAGACAAACCGCAAGGTCATCATCTTCGCTTTGTTCCGTAGCACCATCGACACGATACACAACCACCTCTTGAAGAAGGGCATCGCCAACGAGTGCATCCACGGCAGTGTGACACCGCCCAAACGCGCAGACACCATCCGTAGATTTCAAAGCGAACCTGATCCCCGCGTGTTGGTGATGCAACCGCAAGCTAGTGCCCACGGGATTACCCTAACAGCCGCTGACACAGTGGTGTTCTATGGGCCACTCATGAGCGTTGAGCAGTACGTGCAGTGCATAGCACGAGCAGATCGCAAGGGTCAAGACTCCGACAAGGTTACTGTGATACACATTCAAGGTAGCCCAATCGAGAAGAAGATGTTTAAAGCATTAGAAGACAAAGTAAGTGACAACTCTTTACTTACAGAGATGTTCGACACAGAAATAAATTCATGAAAGGGGGTTGCAACGCAAAGAAAACTATGTAAACTGTCAAACCTTAGACAAAAACAATACAGGAGAAAGCACAATGTCTGAAGAAACCCAAGAGCCAGTACCTCTGGACAGGCTCGCAAAAATCTATCGCAAAATCAAGGAGCGCATCGACCGCTTGACTCAAGAGTACGACACCGAAATCGAAACTCTGAAGGCACAGCAAGATGAAGTCCGCTTTGCGATGAAAGACCAGATGAAGTCCATGGGCGTCAAGTCCGTGCAGACTTCCTTTGGAACTGTGTCAATGGTGACCAAGACGCGTTACAACACGCAGGACTGGGACTCATTCAAAAAGTTTATTCTTGAGAATGAAGTCGTGGACTTGCTGGAGAAACGCATCGCGCAAACCAACATGGCACGGTACCTCGAAGAGAACCCGGGCTCTCTCCCGCCGGGCTTGAACTCTGTAACGGAGTTTGAGATTCGCGTAACTAAACCAACCAAGTAAATTTATCATGACTAATATCGCACTATTCAACCCTTCCAATGTTCCCTCATTCGCACGCAACAACGAGTTGTCTGACACAGCCAAAGCCCTCACAGGCGGTGGCGTAGGCACTAGCACCAAGCGCATCTCCATCAAAGGTGGTGTGTTCCGGTTGCTGGCCGGTGGTAAAGAGATCGCTTCTATTGACGAGCGCTTCTTGGACGTCATCATCGTCAAGGCTGCCCCCAAGGTCAGCCGTATCTTCTACGCTAAGTCTTATGACGGTGACAACATCACTGGCCCTGACTGCTGGAGCAACGATGGTGAGCGCCCAGACGCATCCGCTGAGAACAAGCAAGGTACTACCTGCATGTCCTGCCCTCAGAACATTGCAGGCTCTGGCCAAGGCAATAGCCGTGCTTGCCGCTACCAACAACGCTTGGCTGTGGTGCTTGAGAACAACATTGAAGGCGACATACTGCAGTTGACTTTGCCAGCCACTTCGGTGTTTGGTAAGGAAGACGGAGACAAGCGCCCATTGCAAGCCTTCGCTCGCAACTTGGCTATGCAGAACCCTCCCATCAGCCCCGAGATGATTGTCACTCGCATGAAGTTCGACACGAAAGCAGAAGCGCCCAAGTTGCACTTCGCGCCTAGCCGTTGGCTGACTGACGAGGAGTACGCAATCGTTAAGACGCAAGGCGACAGCGATGAAGCCAAGCGTGCAGTCGTGATGACTGTTGCCGCCGCTGATGGTGTGAAGACTGCACCCAAGTTAGCCATCGAAGGCAAGCGCCCAGCGCCTGTTGAAGTGGAAGAAGATGAAGCACCAGCACCCGCACCGAAAGCAGCCAAGGCGAAAGCCAAGCCTGTCGAGGTAGAGGAAGATGCTGAACCCGAAGTTCGCAAGGAAGCGGCTAAGCCGTCTGCTGTGCCAGCCAAGAAAGGCAAGCTTGCAGACATCGTGTCCGATTGGGACGATGAGTAATTGAATCGGGGGGAACGCTGTGCAAAGGCTTTTCTAGCTTGCAGACGAGCAGTTAGTACCCCCACCTAAACACTATGGCCTATTCACAAAGAGTAATTGACGCAGTCATGGCTGCAAAGAAAACGCCCGGCAATCAGCTTGGGCGTTGGGCAATCTACCTAGATTTCCCTGTGACGAAGATTGCTTACGCGCTCGGAGTCACTCGCCAAACTGTGTACAACTGGTTTGAAGGTAAGGATGTTTTTGTCGCGTATCAAAACCGCGTAGAACTCCTTTTAGAAATAATGAAGTCCTCAAAGGACGCAGAACAAGCTTGGAGAAAGATATGCAAAGAATACAACCTAGAACCCTGACCAACAGGGAACTCATTAACTACTGCGCTGATGCGGTAGATGATCCGTTTGGTATGCCAAAGGAATGGCAGAAGGAATTACTGCGTCGATTCGTGGCGCTTTCTCCAACGGACGAGCATCCGTTCATCGACCCCCAACAACAAAACCTTTTCTGACAAGGCAAACAATATGGAACCGCTTGAGTTTGTAGCGGCGGTTTTGCCACCGCCCGGAAATGGGCGCTATTGCGTGGTGGAACTTTCAAGAAAAAAAGAACATGCCTATGTTCACACACTGGAGGAAGCACAACCTTTCATCGACAGATGGAAGAAGACGGGCGAAGACATTTACTTTGGGTTAGGTACGTTTGGGAACGAGAACAAGCGGACTGCGGAAAATGTGCACATGGTCAAGACCTTTGCCATCGACGTAGACTGCAACCATCCCAAAGACTTGCCGGATGCGGAAGGCAACATCAAGCCCAAGGCATACGCTAGTGCGAAGCTGGCGGCTCAAGCCATCATGGATTTCACCGAGACTACGGGGTTGTCTGCACTGGGCGACCCTTGGATGGTGGCGTCTGGCGGTGGGGTACACGCATACTGGCCGCTCTCTGAGGCCGTGGATGTCAACGAGTGGAAGCCGGTGGCCGAGGCGTTCAAGCGCATGTGCTACCAGAACAAGCTGGACATTGACCCGACAGTAACGTCAGACGCATCCCGCGTTCTGCGCATCCCTGCCACGATCAATACCGGCATCAAGAACCGGAAGAAGGTACGCGCCCAGACCAACGTACGCTTCATGAGCGAAGGCGCTGTGTTTGAGTTGGCTGACATCCGCGCTGTGGTGGAGAAGAACCTCATCGGTACGCAGTATGAAGTAAACATGGCCAAGCAGCCTAGCAATGTGGTTGAGCTACCCGGTACTAGGCCAGCCGCACCAAGCGCAAGCCAAGTCAAACTGTTTGAGAACAGCGTCACTCGCTTCAAGAACATCGTGGTCAAGACCCGTGCAGGGACAGGCTGTGGCCAAATCTCACACTACGTAGAACACGCTGAACAAGACGGCATGGAACCCCTGTGGCGCGGAATCCTGTCTTGGACGAAGGTCTGTGTGGATGGCGAAGGTGCATCAAAGTGGATCAGCGACATGCACCCCTACAGCGAAGACCGCATGCGCACCAAGCTGGCTGAGATCAAAGGCCCCTACCCCTGCACAAAGATGGACTCGGAAAACCCCGGAGTCTGCCCAAGTTGCCCACACTGGGGCAAGATTACAAACCCGCTGATCTTCGGGCGCGACATGGCGGTGACCACAGTTGAGAGTGTTGTGGAATTACCACGCGTCTCAATGGACGAGGAAGTCAAAAAGGTTCTACGCCCTGAAGCACCCCGTGGCTACGCTTATGGTGAGCGTGGCGGTGTGTTCATTCAGAAGGAAGACGAAGACGCGCAGGGCAACAAGGTCATGCGTAGCGTTTTGATTATTCCCTACGATCTTTTCCCTGTGGACATCCTAAGCCACAACGGGGAACACACAGTGCACTTCATGGCCATCAGGCGTGAGGGTGTGCAGAACATCACAATGGCTCAGAAGGCTGTCGTGAGTCAAGACGAAACAGTTAAGGCACTGGCCAACCAGAATATCGTGGCATCGTTCGGTCGAGGCAACGACAAGAATTTGTTTGATTACGTACGTGCGAGTGTGGAGAAGATGAGCAACGACAAGTCACCCGTCAAAGTACCCGCCAACTACGGCTGGCAAGAGAACGGCATGTTCGTGTACGCAGGTAAGATTTACAGCGCCACATCAGCGCCTGTGGAAGTGCCGATGCCCGGCCTTGAGAACATTGTGGCCAACACCAAACCCAAGGGCTCGATTGAGAACTGGGTGGCGTTTATTAAGATGCTTATAGCAAAGAGGCTATATGGGCATCTGTCTGTCGTTTTGGCAGGCGCCAGCGCCCCTTTTATGCGGTTTACGGGCATTTATGGGATGACCTATCACTGCGGTTCAACCGAGTCCGGCACGGGTAAATCGCTGGCACTGGAAGGGGCGGCTTCGATATGGGGTCACCCAACACACTACCGCACAGGTAAGAGCACTTCTCCTGTTGCAATGCAGCAACGCCTTGGTCTGCTGCAAAGTCTGCCCTTGGTGACCGATGAGATCACCGCCAAGAACCGCAAGGATGCTGAGTGGTTTCCCGAGTTCCTACTGGACATGACTGAGGGTCGAGGCAAGGAGCGCATGGAGTCTGGCGCTAACAAGGAACGCTTGAACCTTTCTATTTGGCAGACAGTGGCCATCATGTCCTCCAATACCCACGTCGTGGACTACCTAACAGGTTCGCGCAAGCACTCATCGGAAGGCGAGATGCGACGGGTTTTAGAGTTTGTCATGGACGAGGAACTGGCGTGGGAACCCCATGAGATTGAGGTCATCAAGTCGTTGCAAGAAAACTATGGTGTAGTTGGCCATGAATTGGCTGAGTTCTTGGCCAAGAATGTGCCGATGCTCAAGACCCTTGTGCCTGATGTTGTGCGTAACTGCTACAAGGACTTCAACGCTACCAACGACGAGCGCTTTTGGATGGCAGGAGTTGGCACGATCATGACGGCAGGGGCAATTCTCGGCAATAAGTATCTGAACATTGTTGACTTTCCACTCAATGAGATCAAGGAATTTTTGAAAGGCCGTGTCAATGTGGCACGGGGCACAGTGCGCACTAGCAAGCGTAATGCCGAAGATGTACTTAACGGCTTCATCCAAGAGAACTACGGCAAGTTCGTGGTGGTACGCTTTAACGCTAAGTCAGGTGCAAGCGCACTGCTTGGTGACACCGTTTTAATCGACTCATCCACAACCCGATCGGTAGTTATGGGGCGCGTGGAGCACGGCGTAACAGCCAACCACGTAGACTTCTACATTGAGGAACGCTTACTGAAGACCTTCTGCTCCAACATGAGCTTTGGCTACGCTGACTTTAAGCGCCAGCTTGAGAAACAGTTTGTAGTGTCCTACATGCCAAAGAAAGACTTGATGGCAAGAACCAGTGGCCCACCCATGCGAGTAGCCACCATGAAGATTTCGAGAGAAATTTCTAGCTTGGATGAAGAAGTTATCAATCCTCTATCCATGGCCGCAGCTTAAACGGGGGCAGGGGTTCTTCGTCCCTTGCATCGACACTGCGGCTGTTAGAACCGAGGGCTTGAACAAGGCCCTCGGCTTTCGTTTGTTTGACGCCCGAGCAAAGATCGGGATCAAGGACGGCTTTACTGGCGTGTGGTTTTATCGACTGCCTTGATAAAGGCTCGTGCGTATTCCGTCTGTGCCTTGTCGATACGCGCCAGCATCTCGTCTTTCTGTTCAGTAGTCAGCTTGGGTGATGCTTCTACCTGACGGCGGTACTTGGCAAACTCACCAAGTTTCTGCTGTACCGAGCCAGACACCGATGCTGCTCCCAAGGCTTCTGCGTGTTCCTGCGCAAACGCTCTAGCCTCGGCTGTCTTGCCCTGCTCCACGAGACGATTGAACGAACCCTTGGTCTGCTGGATACTTGCCATCATGTCGTACGCTTCATCAAGGGTGCCCCTACCTTCAACGGGCTGGAACAAACCACCGATGATTGGCATTTTGCTGGCCTTGAGCGTAGGCTTGGCTACGTCTTCCCCCATCTGCATATTCAGTAGCGGGTTGGCCAACTGCACAACAGCAATACCCATACCGCCGGTATAACCGCGAATGAGGTAGTCAATACCGATAGGCGACAAGCCTTCTTTGCCTGTGATCTGTTTGATCGTTTCGCTACCTGTAATACTGCCGAGCAACTTGGCAAACTCTGTGGTGGACTCACGCGCACGCTCACCAGCCAGCATCTTCTGCTCACGTTGTGACTCGATAGCTCCGCCAAAGAAAGAAGTGCCAAGATATACCTCAGTCAGCGGTTTGATGGCTTGTGGCAAGGTAAACGGATTGGTCTGCGCTACAAGCTTGAGCCAACCGCCCACTGCCTTGGATGCTTTCTCAAGCTGGCGCTTAAAGTCAGCGTAGCCAAAGCTCATGTTGGAGCAGAAGGTCTTCAGTAAGCGTTCCTCAATGTAAAAGTCTACGTGGTTGGCTGTTACGCCGTGCTCCACGCGCCCCATAACTACCGATCGGGTTGTGGATGAGTCGATTAAAACGGTGTCACCAAGCAGTG